TGAACTTCTTACTCGGCTATGTGCTACTAATGCTAGCTTTCACACTAGCCTTGTAATACTTATGACTAGGCACTTTAAGGAGTGTCTAGCAATAAGTGTTATTATATACAGGAGTAACCAAGAATGGATAGTCTTACTAAAGAAACAGCTAAGATAGTAGTGTTGTCTATTATCTTAGTGGCTATTATGACAGTTTGGTAACTAAGGAGTATCTAAATGGATACAATAATTCTAGTAGCATTACTGGCGGTAGTGTCTTTGCCTATTGGTGATTCTACTGCTTATCTTATCAACAAATATCTGGATAAGGCTTTCCCTCATGATTCAGGTACAGTAGCAGCAACTAGTCTAGCATGGTTTACCATCTTAGTTCTTTGTTGTGTACCTGCTTCTCTCTAACTACTTTGTAAGTTAAGGAAGATAAGACAATGTTAAAAGTAGTAAGATCACCAGCTAAGGTGGCTTGGCATGTAAGTTACAATGGTATAGTAGTAGATGTTCAACCAACAAAGAAGTTAGCTCAAGACTCAGCTAGCTTTCTTAAGTCTAAATACTTGTAAGGAGAATATCATGGAAAAAGACTGGTTTAGTGACCTAACACTGACCATTGACAATGACAAAAAGCTGCTAGATACGGTTATTAACGCCTATATAGATATGTTAACTGGCGGTAGTCCTGTAAGTTTCAAGACTTTAATAGTTAGGGCTGGATACCCACGTAACAGAACTGTCTCAGAAACCCTATACTCAGATGTATCTTTTCACTACCTAATGAAAGTATTAATAGACCATTCTGATAGGGTAGATCCGTCTAGTATTGTTTTACTGACAACTACCAGTCCACGATACCACCTATTCCGTAAAGCTCTGTCAGTAACTGCTCACGTAATTGACTACCCTAGTCACGTATTAGAGCATTACAAAGTGTTCCCTAATCAAGACACTGAAAAAACAACTAACCTAGAATGTATCCAACAAGGAGAAATCCCTATGTTTTCTACCGATTCATCTAAAGCTTTCGACAAAGTAACTGGCTATACTGTCTATGGTATTGATACTCAGAAGCTAACTGAGGCACAAGCTATTGAGGCTATCAACAAAGTCAACCTTGAAATTGATAACTTGGAGTCTGTACAGGTAGAGTCTAAGCGTATCACTAACATGGTGTCTGACCTTAAGAAGCAGAAAGCAGAGATTGTTAAGCTTTTAGATTCTGGTAAGTTAGCATCATGAGTGATGAAACAATAACTAGCATTATCTTAGCGATAGTGCTACTGGTATGCTCAGGTATAGCGTTAGCCTCTGAGGTTATCACTGTACCTTTGTGTGATCTTGATTGTAAAGCTAAGGCTATGAGCCTAGAAACTAAGGAGTTGTGATTATGTACAAAGTAGGTGACAAAGTTAGAGTAGTAAAAACTGGATGGGGTTGTGGTGACGAGCACTTAGGAAGAGAAGTAACTATTATTGAAACAGGGGGCTATAATGGTGAAGTAGGATACAAAGTAAGTCCTGCCATTGGGAACAGCCTTACAGGAGTATACGATGGGTTTATTGGTGGGAAAACCTTTGAACTGGTAAAACCTGCGTACCCTAACCCCCCTCACAAACATGCTGAGCTAATCAAGGCATGGGCTGATGGTGCTGAGATTCAATACTTTAATAATAAGGAGTGGGTAGATAAGAAGTCTCCTAATTGGTGGGAAGATAATACTTACCGTATCAAACCTTCTGAACCTACTCCTAAAGAGTTAGCAGAACAACAACTCAAAGAGTTAGAAGCTAAAGTGGAAGAACTTAAGGCCACTATCCAAAATTTAGACTAATAACTCAGAAGCTCTGTAAGGCTCCCTAAGCAGTACCTAGTAGGGTAGCCTTACTTTTCCCTATAAAACCCTGTAGTAAGCTCTCATGAGCTAGAAAAGGCTAATATTAATGTAAGAAGAGGTAAGTTATGGACTATCGTGCTAGTATCCCTGAAATTGTAGAGTATATTGAAGAGTATACAAAGGAGAATTTCTCTAAGTATTATCCAGAAGCTAAGAAAGTGGTAGAGGTTGCTCTTGACGAAAGGGGGGTTAGGAGTAAGATTAGCCACCACACTGATATTGGTTCTCACTCCATGGACAACGAGCTCTTCTGGAAAGAATTGTTAGGTGACCGTGAAGTTAGCTACATGAAAGACCTAAGAAATGAGGACTTACTGCGGTTGATGTGTAACAATGAAGGTAGTCTCTTAGATATTATGGTCAAGAATGTTACCGAAGACCCTAATAAGTTTATACTATCCGCTCTTTACTCCCAACCTAGCAGGATGTATGGCTTCTTCAGGCTCACTAATGGTACTGGTGGTGGTTGGGGAAACATCAAAGATTCTCGTTGTACTCTTAGCTTCTACCTAAAGCTATGTATTCAAGAAGGAGGATTAGTAGCTCCTAAGATCGATCTATTTTTTGAGAACTATTCCCCTGCTGGTGGGTACAAAGAAGAGGTTCGTGAGATAGAGCTAGTACGTAACCCTATGAAGCTAGGTCGTTGGTTAAGATCAGTAGGGTTCACTGAGTATGAGGTTACTAATCTATCTAAACATGTAAGCTTTAAGCCTAAGCAGTTTGAGATGTTCATCACTGATCACTACATTCCTGAGTGTTATATTCAGCTGTCAGAGGATCAGAACCTAGACAGCTGCATGTCTAAGACTTCTGGGTGCTATGAGCTAGAGAGTGATGAACACCCTACCATGGCTTATGAGGATAGTGACTGCTTACTGTTACTGATCAAGGATTGTTCTAGCAATAAAGAGTTCCCTTATGTAGCTAGGTCTATCGGCTCTAAGCTGAACAGCGGGTATGTCAATAAGTATGGACTAGAAATTATCAGCTTTACGGACTTCGACATTAACTATGAAGATCTACTAGACCATGAGCTGTCTTATAACACTACTTGTAATGGCGATGTACTACTACCTTACCTTGACAGTTGTACTAATTTTGTCAGTATTGATCATAGTAAAGAGTCTGTCATTATTGATGGTGGTAGCTACTATGGCTGTATTGACTCAGGGGTAGGGGTTAAAAGTACAACAGAGTGTGATAATTGTGGAGAAGAGGTAGAGAGGGAGGACATTTACTGGGTAGATGGAGTAGGTGATTGTTGCTACGACTGCTACTGTAACAGTGACGATGACTAAGGAGTAGCACTAGGTTAGTTACTAAGGAGTAATATCAGAAGTAAGTAAGGAGTATTTCTACTTTCTTACCCTACTCCTTAAGCTATTCCTTAAGATAGTAATAATTATAGCATAAATTTAAGAAGAAGTAAACAATTAACAAGAAAATAATTCAGGAGAGTAGTATTATGCTAACATTAACCCTTAAAAAGATCCTCAGTTATGCCAGATGTCATGGTTCATCAAGTGAGTACGACTTTGTAACTCAATACCTACAGCCTATGATTAAGCAGCTAGGGTACTCCTTTACTACTGACTCTATGGGTAATCACTACGTTAAAGTTAATGATGACCCTATCTTATTTGTAGCACACATTGACACCTGTCATACTATGGAGGCTACAGTAGTTCAGGTTCTAGAAGAGAAGAACTACTACCATGTAGCGAACAAACAGGTAGGGTGTTTAGGTGCTGATGATGGGGTAGGAATCTACACTAACTTACGAATGATACAAGCAGGTGTAGGAGGTACTTATCTCTTCACAGTAGGAGAAGAGAAAGGCTTGATTGGTGCTAGCTTTATTGCTGACACAATGCAAGAGTGGCTATCTTCCTTCTTAATGTGTGTAGAAGTAGACAGAGCTGGTGAGTATGAGATCATCACACACCAAGCTACTGGTAAAGGTGCTAGCGATGAGTTTGCTGAGGCACTAGCTGATGAGCTAGACATGGGGCACTTACCTTCTAACGAGGGGGTCTTTACTGACAATTCAGAGTTTAATACCTTTATCCCTGAGTGTGTGAATGTAGCAGCAGGTTATATACACCAGCATACAGCTAGTGAGAAGGTTAACTTTGTATACGTTGAGAAGCTAGTTGATCAACTCCTCAAGGTTAATTGGTTAGACCTGCCAGTAGTACGAGAAGTAACTGACTGTGACCATGGTTGGGGATTATCTGAGTGGTATGGTAACGCTTACGATACAGATGACGTAGGAGTAGACACAGAAGGCTACCCAGTAGCTAATGAGTGGGATGATTATGTGAAGTATGTTGAAGCTAATATTGAGAAGGTGGTATACTACTTACATCTTCACAACACTAGTGTCAAAGACATTGAACATTACTGGAAAGAGGGGGAGATTTAGAATGCAAACTAAGTTAGAGTTATTGAAAGACTACGGCTCAGAAAAAACCATAGAAACCATTATTGCTGAAATGCAGGATGATTGTCGTCTTATGTTGGGGGTGAGCTAATGCCTTGCAGATCAGATTACATGGAACCTACTGCTAGAGAGCGAGAGAACAAGCGAGTAGCAGGTTTCTTATACGAGGTAGGTTTACGCCCTGAGTACAAACAAGTAGGCCAATATGGAGTTCAAGAGGGCTTAGACAGTCTTACTGCTCTACTATGTACTTGGTGTAAAGCCAACGATGTTACTACTAAATCTCTAGAGTTACAAATCTGGTGGAGAGATCACAAGAGGAGTGATGAAGCTAGAGAAAGACGAGAGCAGAAACTATCTGGCAATGTTACTGTCAATGTAGATAACCTCTACCAAACTTACAGACAAATGCTTAAGGAGTAGATATGTCACAAGCAGGTAGCAGTATCACACCTGAACATTGGGAGAAGGCTAAGCAACTAGAGGATAATCTAGCTAAAGGTAAAGGCTTCTCTACTTATAAGAAGTATGCAAGACACAGACAAGGTAAGAAACTAACCTTTGAAGTGGACACTCATGTTAATGTTAATGTTAATGTACAGGAGAATTAAGTGTGGACAACTATTCGATTATTGACTTTATTGACTACTTCACTAGCTACTATTACGCTATTGTACCTAGTGTTCTTCTCTTACTCAGCGTACTATTTGCTTTTCTTGATGGGGCTAGGGTTTGGTTGTTGGGTTGGGTGGATGACTTCGAAACTACATACAAGTCTGTCTTCGTCCCTTGGCTAGAATCTATATTTTTTACACCTATCAAAGTGCCAAAACTTAAAGGTGCATTGAACTGCACTGATAGCTATTATGGAAAAGAAAAGCAGACTTACAAAGTAGGGCAGGTTCTTAAAGGTTCTAGCTCTTCTGCGTATCACGTAAGAGTAGGAGGTTACTGGAGATACTTGGTATTTACCAACAAAGAAGATGCACTAGCTGTAAGTGCTTATGTTAAAACTCTTAAATCTTCTGAAGTAACAAAGTTAGCTAGGGACCCTGACAAATTTTTCAGCAATGAGCCTAAGAAACCAGATACACACGTTACATTCCTATACCTAACCTTTGTGCTATTTGTTTTGTTCCTAGTGTTACTTGCTTACAAACTACTTCCTACCCTAACAGTTGTAACAGTAACTACAATAGCTAGTGCCTTTGTAGTCCGTAAGGTAGTTCGTATTGGTAAGAAGTTAAAGGCTCACATCTCTGACCCAGATGCACATAAAGTTAAGGAGGAAGTAAGTGAGTAAACTCAAGATTGTAGGTGATACAGCCTGCCCTGAGTGTACTGCTAGAGGTGGGGATCGTACTGGTAACCACATGCTCATCTTCGAGAACAAAGAAGGTGAGAGGTTTGGCAAGTGTACTAGGGGTAGCTGTGGATTCTACATTGCACCTAAAGACTTTGACCCAGATAAGTACAAGGCAGCTAAGCGTACAGAGAAAACACCTGAACAGTGTGATGCTGAGCTAGCTGAACTACTTGACTGTCCTTTCAAGAAGTTAGAATCACGTAACATTAAGGAGGCTGTATGCGAAAGGTTTGGAGTTAGGGTAGGGCTTGACCCTGTTAATGGGCAAGAGGTTACTACGCACTTGTACCCTAAGTATAGAGATGGCAAGCTAGTGTCTTACAAACTGCGTAACCTAGTTCCTAAGTTCTTCTACTCTCTTGGACACAAAGCTACTGACTGTGATCTGTTTGGGTTAGAGCAAGCCAAGAAGTCTGATGTAGGTAATCAATACCTATGGGTAGTAGAGGATGAGCTTAGTGCTATGTCCTGCTACCAAGTATTAGATGAGTACAGTAAGACGACTAACAAGCCAGCAGTGGTTGGGCTACCTGATGGTACTGGTAGTATCTCTCGTGCTTTAGGTGAGCAACTGGACTGGGTTAACACCTTCAAGAATGTAGTCTTTGTAATGGATGGTGACAAGGCAGGGAAGAAAGCAGTAGAGGAAGGGCTTAAGCTAGTACCTCATGCTTTAGTTGTTGAGTTACCACCATTAAAGAACAAGAAGGAAGGTGTAGATCCTAATGACTACTTGATGAATGGTAAAGGTAGAGAACTGTTTAACTTCTTACTGTTCAGACAAGAAGCTCCTAAGATTGAAGGACTAGTTAGTGTACTTGATTGCTTAGATGAAGCACTAGAACCACCTGAGTATGGTGCTAGTTCTCCTTGGCCTGAGTTAGACAAGCTAACCTTTGGTCAAAGAACTAAGGAGATAGTAGCAGTAGGTGGTGGAGTAGGTTGTGGTAAGACCCTTATGGCTCACATGTTAGCTGCTTGGAACTGGGAGCAACATGGTAGAGCTGGCTTCTGTGTGATGCTTGAGGAGAACAACGGTGATACTGTTAAGAACATAGCAGGTAAGATCGATGAAGTCCCTTACCATAGACCAGACTTTGACTTTGATGTTGAGAAGTTAAGAGGTACAGCTACGAAGTTAAATGATGGTGTACACTTATGGAAGTCTTCAATCAATCAGAACATCCGTTATAACTTTGATAAGATTGAGCAAGCCATCCGATACCATGCTGCTGTTAATAATATCAAGGACGTATACTTTGATAACATTACTGCTGCTACTCAGCACTTAACTCCTAGTGAGATTAACACTGAGGTAGGTAGGATTGCTATGACACTAGCAGGATTGGCTGATGAGCTAGACCTACAGATCTTTATCTTCTCTCACCTTAACACTCCTAGCTCTGGCCCTAGTCATGAGGAAGGAGGGGAAGTTAAGGAGTTCCAGTTCACTGGATCGAGAGCACTGATGAGGTGGTGTCAAGTTATCATAGGCTTCGAACGTAACAAGCAAGCTGAAGGTGACACTAAGCATGAGAGTAGAATCAGACTACTCAAGCAACGTAAGTATGGAACTACTGGTGTGGTAGATACACAGTATGTACCTAGTACTGGTATGTTAATTGAAAGACCTAAGGTCGAAGAAAAGAATGAGGAGTTTTAATTATGAGTAATAAATTTGTAAGCTTTAGTCGTAAACATATGGAAGGGGATGATCAGAAGATGATCTTACCTGCTGCTGTAATTGCAGAAGTTAACATTGCACTAGACAGTAGCGTATGGCTTAAGTATTGGGATGTTAAACTCCAAGAGTACAAGAGCTTCCCAGTAGCAGAAACCTTTAATGAGATGCAGAAAAAGTTAGGAGCTTAGTATGGAACCAGCTACAATTGCTTTCCTTATCTTCGCAGGATACCCCTTACTTCAAGATGCCTATGACTTCTGGTTCACTGATGAGCCAGTAGCCAAGGAGTGTTGGACTCAGACCAAGAAGGATCCTGTAATCTATCAGTGGTTAGAGTGTAAGCCTGACCAAGAAGTAAAGGTACTACCTTCCAAAACTAAAGTAGGGTAATCCAAGTGAGTAAGACAGTAGTCTTCGATATTGAAACTGATGGATTCCTAGATGTGTTAACCCTAATGTCAGTGGCTTGGACATATTGTATTGAAGAGGGTGAGTGGATAGAGTGGAGAGAGTGGGAAGTTGATAAGCTAGTCGAGTACCTTAACACTAGCACTAGACTAGTGGCTCACAATGGCATAGCTTTCGATTCTCCTGCTGTTGAGAAGATTACTTCTACCCCTATTACTTCTCCTATCTTTGATACAATGGTAGCTAGTAGAGCACTTAACCCTGATAGGTACGGAGGCCATAGCCTAAAGGCTTGGGGTATACGGTTAGGAATCCTTAAAGGTTCTGTTGGAGAAGACGGAGATGAAGACATCGAAGAAGTATATGGTGTCTACACTCCTGAGTTAAGTGAGTACTGTAAGCAGGATGTGGTTGTAACAGTGGCACTCTTCAACAGGTTAACTGAATCAATGAGTCCTGAAGCTATCGACTTAGACCCTATCAATTGGGAGGAGTACAAATGCAAGACATGAACCTCCCTATGTGGTGTGAGACTCAAGTCGCTAGCATCATGTCTAAGCAGGAGATACATGGAGTTAACTTTGATAAGCGCAAGGCTAGCTTCTTAGTTCACCAACTGACTGAGGAGATTCTAAAGGTAGATCTTGAGGCTGTACCTCAACTTCCTAAGATGAAGAACGTAGCTGATGCCTACAAGAAACCTTTCCTTAAGAGTGGCAAGCTAGCTCATTGGCCTAAGTTATACTGTGAAGCTCACGGCATACCTGAGGAGTGGGTAGGTGGCCCATTCAGTAGAGTCTGGTACACTGATTTTGACATGGGTAAGACTGACCTAGTTAAGCGTGTACTAATCGACCACGGTTGGAAACCTACTGAGTGGAACACTAAGAAGTTAGTTGGCCTAGACAATGCAGCAGAGTGGGTAGATAACTACATCACTAAGAACTTAGTAGAAGACAAGTCAGCTAACTTCAAAGACCTGAGGCTTAAGGAGATGAACTACAATGGTGTCCGTAACAGGAAATCCTTAGCTAAGTTCATGCTTAACCAAAGGTACATACCTACTTCTCCTAAGATTACTGAGGACTCTTTGAAGTCAGTAAGTGGTAGTGTCGGTGGTCTGGTTATGAAGCGAGTAGTCTTGTCTCATAGACGATCACTGACCAAAGGTTTGCTAGATAAGCTCAGACCTGATGGTAAGTTAGGTGCAGGGTGTAACCCTTGTGCTACCCCTACATTCAGGGCTAACTACAAGGTAGTAGTTAACATCCCTGCTGCTAGGTCAGTGTATGGTAAGCAGTTACGTAGCTTGTTCATACCTGACAATGAAGACCATGTATTCCTAGGCTCTGATGCTGCTGGCTTAGAAGCTAGGATGCTATGCCATTACATGAATGATCCTAACTATACGGACATCTTGCTTAATGGTGACATCCATAGCTACAACCAAGAGCTAGCAGGTCTACCTACTAGGGATCATGCTAAAACTTTCTTCTACGCTTTCCTATATGGAGCTGGTGACGCTAACCTAGGAGCACAAGTAGGAGGAGGTAAGAAGGAAGGTGCTGAGATGAGAGCTAACTTTCTTAATGGATTGCCTAAGCTGGATAACCTTATTAACAGGTTGACTAATGAGGCTAGTTCTGGTAAGATTGTTGGCCTAGATGGTAGGACTCTCCACATGAGGAAAGGGTGGGATGGTCTACCTGAAACACACAAAGCTCTTAACACTCTCCTTCAATCTGCTGGTGCTATTGTAATGAAGTACGGTATGATCTTCTTAGATCATTGGGTAAGGCAAGCACAGTTAGAAGCTCATCAAGTAATCTGGATGCACGATGAGGTACAGTGGTCAGTACACAAAAAAGACCTAGAAGAGATGGAACTCTTCGCTAATAACTATGTCAGAGTAGCAGGTGAATTCTTAAACATGAATGTACCACTAGCTTCTGACGCTATGATTGGTAATAACTGGTATCAAACACACTAAAAAGGTATTTTAAATATGGCTAAGATCGCACAAGCAGGTTCAGCAAATAAGAAAGTCTACTCTCTAATCCCAACTGATGAGTACGAAGCACGTCTAGTTAGTTTTGTATTGATTGGTGTTCAGAAGCAACGACCATTCAAAGGTACACCTAAACCTGATGCACTAGTAGCTAAGATTAGTTATGAACTAATTGGTGAGACAGTAACAGTCACAGATGGTGAAGGTAATGAGGAGACTAAGCCAGCTATTGTCTTCCAAGATGTAGTAGTACCTGCTGCTGGTGTTACCCGTGGTCACATGTTCAACCTACTGCAAGCAACCACTGGTGACAAAGAAACCTATGATGACACTGACAAGTATGCTGACCTTATCGGTATGCCAGTAAGTCTACAGGTAGGTAGCTACACTGGTAAACAGGATGGAGTAGAGCGTAACTGTATCAATGCAGTTAACCCTATCCCTAAGAAGTACCGTGATGGTGTAGAGGATAGCACAGTAGATACCCTCTTCTTCTGCTGCTATGATGACAGTGAGTCAGCTAAGGAGAAGTATGCAGGACTAGGTAACTTCCTACAAGGTAAGCTAGCAGAAGCTAGTGACAAGGACTTCCTACCGTGTATCACACAGGAGTGGCCTACTGAGAAACCTGCTGATGATGACGATGAAAAAGAATTCTAATCAACAGGGTGGGGCTAGCAATAGCCCCTTACTTTTCTTCTTCTAAAATAAGAGGTATTACATGGTTAAATTTCCACACGTAAAATCACAACTGCCACTAATGATGGACAACCCTGATCCTGATTCTCCTCTTGATGTACAAGTAGGAGGTGGTCACTACAAAGATCTACCTATCCAACCTATTGAGTACATCTACAAGAACAACCTTAACTTCTTACAAGGTAACATTGTTAAGTATGCTACTCGTTACAAAGACAAGAATGGTAAGGAGGATCTTGAGAAGGTTATCCACTATGCTCAACTACTGATTGCTATGGAGTACTCAGATGATAGCTAACATTGATGGTGATATACTTACCTACTCTGTTGGCTCATTCACTAATGATCACCCCTTCCTTAAAGATCAAGAAGGTAAACCTTTACAGATGCCAGTAAGTACTGAAGCTATCAAAGGGTTAGTTGATGATGAGATTAGGAAGATAGTAGAAGGTGCTGAGTGTACTGACTACCGTATCTTCTTGAGTGGTAATAATAACTACAGAGTAGAGGTAGCTACTACCTATCCTTACAAAGGCAACAGGGATGGGTTAGAGAAACCTTACCACTGGCAAACAGTACGTGATTACCTAGAGTCCATAGCTTACAACATTTCTCCTGACAATGAAGCTGATGATGAGTTAGCTAATGCACAGACTGAAGACACTGTACTCTGCTCACTAGACAAAGATCTACTCATGGTAGTAGGTTGGCACTACAATTGGAGGAAAGAGGAGAAGCGTTATGTGTCAGACACAGAGGGCTACTATTGGTTCATGTATCAACTTCTGGTTGGTGACTGGTCTACCGATGCAATCCTTGGCTGTGCTAAACTTGTTGAGAAAGTCTATGGCCCTAAAGCTAAGAAAGCTGGACAGACTTACACAAGACGTGAAGGTGTCGGCCCTAAGAAAGCTGAAGAGATACTCAATGTCGAACCTAGTGAGATGCTAGACAAAGTAGTAGCTGCTTACAAGGCTGAATTTGGTACTGACTGGTTAGACAAACTTAATGAAATGGGTGCACTGCTGCACATGGGAGGACATAAAGATGACCACTGGAACTACGAAAGACAAACAAACCACACTAGAGAAAGTGGACGATACTGTTTTCAACAGATCAGTACCTCTGATTCTGAAGCAGATTGTTTCTAAGGTTAACGAACTAGTGGATAAGTATAATGAGCAAGAAGCGATGGTACAAAGCAAGACCCGTAGTACAAAAGGTAACAAGCGAACAAACGGGACTGACGTATGACTCACTGTTAGAGTGTGAACTACACGAAGGGGTGCTTAAAGATTTTGATAAGCACCCTTACACTATTGACTACACGGTCTCCCATAAATACCATCCTGACTTCTGTAATGATAAGCTAGTCATTGAGTGCAAGGGGTTCTTCCAAGATTCCTCTGAAGCTAGGAAGTATAAAGAGATACGTAAAGAGCTAACTGACAAAGAGTTAGTATTTATATTTGAGAAGCCTGATACCCCTCTACCTTGGGCTACCAAGCGTAAGGATGGTACTCGAATGACCCACAAAGAGTGGGCTGAGTACAATGGGTTCAGAGCTTATGGCAAAGATGTAACACTTGAGGAACTAACTAATGTTAACTATGAATGATTACCAAGCTAGAGCTTTAGCTACTGCTCTGTACAAAGATCCTCTCTATCCCCTTCTTGCTTTAGGTGAAGAGGTTGGAGAACTACAAGGAAAGTTTGCTAAGTTCTATCGGGGTGACAAGGAGCTAGTAGAAGCTGACATTAAGAAGGAAGCAGGGGATATCCTCTGGCAACTATCAGCCTTCTGCTATGAGCAAGGTTGGAGCTTAGAAGATGTAGCACAAACTAATCTTGATAAACTTGCTGATCGTAAAGCTAGGCAAGTGTTGCGTGGTGATGGGGATAACCGATGAGTGACAAAGATTGCAACTGTACAGACTGGGGAGAGGTAACTTTCTGGACTGGTGTAACAATAGTGCTAGTGGTTAATATAATCTGGGGATAGGAATGACAGACATAACTGTAGAATTAATTGATAACAAACAAGATGATCTAACTGTAGTCAATGCAGCTAGGGTTAGTTTTGATAAAGAAAGTAAAGAGTTTACCTACCGAGAGGAAGTACCTAAAGGTAGTGATGAGGGGCTAGTAAACTATCTAGCTGCCCATGACCATTGGACTCCCTTCTCTCATGTACGAGAAACATTTACTTTACCTGCCAAGTATTTTAGAGGAGGCCTCCTACCAGAGACTTATACAGGTATGGTATGTAAGGTAGATGCTGAGTCCAAAAACATGATTAAGGTTAGGCATTCCCTTTGGGGCTGGGCGAAGTTACTTATCTCAAGTAAAGTTGTAGATCCTGCATCCACCCTAATTGGCAACATGCTTGTTGATCGTTACCCTGTGTCTGCTAGAGCCTGTGGCCTATTGAGGAAACAAGCACAGCTATCAGCTATTGACGCCAACGTAGCTCTTGTTACAGAAGACACTGACCCTGACTACGTAGATGTAACTCTCCGAGAGACTGTACCTATCTTCGTAGCTAGGCAACGGTTCAAACACATGGTAGGCTTTACTTACAATGAGGTTAGCCGTAGGTATGTAGATGATGCACCCACCTTTTATGTACCTGATACATGGCGTAGTCGTCCCGATGGTAGCGTAAAGCAGGGGAGTGGTGATGACTTCACCGGCTACTTCTGGACAGAGGAGGAAGCCTGCGTAGACAGGACTTTGGAAGAAGTTTACGAAGGCCATCTAGATGCCTGTTTAGATTTTTACACAGAGATGATTGAAAAGGGCATAGCGCCCGAACTGGCTAGGATAGTGTTACCTCAGAGTATGATGACTTCTTACTATGTAACAGGCTCCCTGTCTGCCTTTGCTCGTATGGTTAAGCAACGTAAAGATCCACATGCTCAGAAGGAGATACAAGATCTAGCTAACAAAGTAGACAATGTAATCTCAGAACTACACCCTAACCTTTGGAAAGAATCACTAGGAAATTAGTATGAAGATTTATGTAGTAGTAGAGAACGGTACACCATTAATGCTAACAGAAGATCGTGACATAGCTATCAAGACACTAGCACTTGGAGCTATGGCAGGACAAACTATGAACTTATCAGTAGTTACTGACTTCATTACTAAAGCTGCTGATGGAGATACAATCGATGAAGCTATTGAAGGGTCTAGAAAGCTTGACCCTGAGTTAGTAGATGATGCCTTATCTCAAGTACGTGAGCAAGTAGATCAACTAGACCCTATCGAGTTAAAGGTGGTACACTAATGGCTGGTAAAACTAGTAGGAATTATCTCAATAGAACTAAAGCTTCCCGTGAAGTTATGGCATTACGATGGACACTAGGCTTTAGTAAATGTGAGAAAGAAAAGGAAGAAGCTCGTAAGAAACTGGTCGAGCTAGGAGAGATCAAAGAGGAGAAGTAGATGTACTACTCAGCGATTGTAGATCCAGATAGCACTAATGAGGTAGAGCTAGGAGAGACAGATGTTCTAGTTGCTATCTCTGAAGCTTACAACATTGACCTAACCATAATCAAAGAACCTAGTGATGAGCTTCTTACTTTTGCTATTGAACAAGGTGCTATCCGTACACCAGTAGTAATGGCTGGTAAGAAGGTAGTAGGTTGGGGAGATGATGCAGTAATTAACCTGATCAAACACCACAAGAAGTATCCACACGTAGAGTACTTAGGTGCTAGACACTATGATAATACCTATGCTAAGAGGTTAGCTGAATGAAGATAGTAGTTATCCCTGATACACAGGTTAAACCTAACACACCAACTAACCACATCTTAGCTGCTGGTAAGTACATCGTAAGGCATAGGCCTGATGTCGTAGTAGTGATAGGTGATTGGTGGGATATGGAGTCTCTGTCTAGGTTCTCTACTAAGAAGAAGGTAGAAGGTCAGAGAGTTCAGGAGGATCTTAAGGCAGGTGAAGATGCTATGGATCTTTTCTTATGCCCTCTTAAGTCTCTTCAGCTTAAACAGAAGATTCAGAAGAAGAGAGTGTATAAACCTAGACTAGTCTTCTGTGTAGGTAACCATGATCCACAGGTACGTATCCCTAGGTACATCGATGACAACCCTGTAATGGAAGGTATGTTCTCAGGGGATTGGACTAATGAGTACCTTGAACGCTGTGGCTTTGAGGTACACCAGTTCCTAGAGATCGTAGAGATTGAAGGTATTAGATTCTCTCACTACTTCCAGAACTCACACTCTGCTACTAAGTCTCCTCTTGGTGGACAGATTGATACAATGATTAAGAATGCTGGCTTCTCCTTTGTACAAGGACATACTCAAGGTATGAAGATGGGTAAGCATTACTTAGGGGATGGAACTAAGAGGTTAGGTATTGTAGCTGGTAGCTTCTATCAGCATGAAGAAGATTACATGGGTGCTCAGGGTAACAACCATTGGAGAGGTATCATCCAGCTTAATGAAGTTGCTGATGGTAGTGCTGACATCTGTGAACTAAGCTTGAATTATTTATTGGAGAAGTATCTATGAAGCTATTCACCGCTAACTGGTGTATCAACTGTAAATCAGTAAAGCGTTTGCTAGATGAGAAAGGTATTGAGGTTGACATGGTTGATCTAGATGAGAAGCCAGAGTTAGCACAAGAGGCAGGGGTGAGAAGTATCCCTGCTCTTCAAGACTCCGAAGGTAACTTACACGTAGGTGTAAGTGCTATCGTAAAAGCAGTAGTAGGTAAGTAATATGATCCAGTGCAGAACTCCTAAGAAGACTCCAACAGTAGACTATCCAGCTATTGTTCAAGCTATTGAAGCACAACAACATATCTTCTGGTTACCAACTGAACCTAAGGTAGAGAAAGATTTACACTGTATTAAGACTGAGCTAACTCCTGCTGAGTATCATGGAGTTCTCACTACTCTTAAACTGTTTACTCTTTATGAGATCGTAGCAGGCAATGAATACTGGGGTGGTAAGTTTAAGCGGTTGTTCCCTCGCTATGAGTTCCAAAGATTAGGGGCATGCTACTCTGACGTAGAGCTTAACATCCACTCCCCTTTCTACCAACGAGTAGATGAACTACTTGGACTTAACACAGATGAGTTCTACTCTTCCTTTACTGATGACCCTATCCTTAAGTCCCGTATGGATTTCTTAGATGAAGCAGTAGGAAGTGACAATGCTGCTTACTCAGTAGGTGTATTCAGTATGGTAGAAGGAGCTATCCTCTACTCATCCTTTGCTTTCCTTATGCACTTCCAGATGGCAGGTAAGAACCTACTACCTAACATACATGCTGGTCTAACCTTCAGTGTTAAGGACGAGAACCTACACTCTGAGACTGGTGCTTATGTGTACCGTACTATGGTTAAGGAGATGCAGGATAACAATGAGTTAACTGACAGTAGCTTACAGAAGCTAGAAGAGAAGTTATACCAAGCAGCCTCTCAGATTAGAGAGCATGAGTATCGTATCATTGAGATGGTATTCTCTGAAGGTAGTATCAAAGGTATTACTGAAACTCAGATGAAGAACTTTGTAGATAGCCGTATTGATCTATGCCTAGAGAACTTAGGTTTGGATAAAGTATACAAGCCTAGCTACAACCCTATCGCTAACTGGTTCTATGATATGATTGGGGGAGATAGACAGCATGACTTCTTCTACACTATAGACTCTTCTTATAATCGTAACTGGACTAAATCATCATTTGTTTGGAGTAATTAATGAGTGAACTTTTTGAAGAGCTATCACAAGAGCGTAAGGAATTACAAGAAAGTGGTAAGCTACCTGCTTGGTTTACAACGATGGGCTGGCAAGCATTCAAGTCGAAGTACCTGTACCAAGCAGAAACCTATGAAGAACAGATAGACCGTATTGTCGAGACAGTAGCTAAGTATGCACACACTAAGCAAGACTACTTGAAGGTACGATGGAAAGAACTCTTCATGAATAACCACGCTTACTTAGCTACACCTGTACTAGCTAACACTGGTACAAATAGAGGCATGAGTGTCTCGTGTTCAGGTGGTTACATTGGTGATTCTATCTACGACTTTGGTCAAGCTAGACTGGAAGGCTCAGTACTAAGTCAAGAAGGTTTTGGTACTTCTTCTTACTTAGGGGCTATCCGTGAGAGAGGTACACCAATCAGTAGAGGTGGGAAAGCTAATGGAGTAGAACCAGTCTTTGATGACATGGTGACTATGGCTCAGAAGGTGTCACAAGGTGGTACTCGTAGAGGTGCATGGGCTGGCTACTTACCACTGGAACATGGTGACTTCTGGGAGACTTCTAACTATGTTAAGAACTTCCCTGATGGTGCTAACGTAGGGTGGAACATCTACGATTCTACTATTGAGAAGTTAGAAGAGGGAGACTCAGACATAGTAAGTAGGTGGCAAGAAACTCTATACACTAAATGTATCACTGGTAGAGGTTACTACTTCTTCCCTGATAAAGTTAATCGAGCAGCACCTCAGATGTATAAAGATCATGGGTTAAGCTGTAAGGCTAGTAACCTGTGTACTGAGATTGCTCTACACTCTGATGAAGACCACACCTTCACTTGTGTAATCTCAGGAATGGTAGCTTCTACTTGGGATGAGTGGAAAGATACAGATGCTGTCTACTGTATGACTATCTTCTTAGACTGCCTAGTGTCTGAGTTCCTAGTACAAGCCCGTAATGTTAAGGGGTTAGAGAAAGCAGTAAGATGTACAGAGAAGGGTAGAGCTATTGGTCTAGGAGTATCAGGCTTCCATTCTCTATTCCAGAAGAAGATGTACCCTTGGTCTTCTATGGAAGCTTACCTTCTGAATGTAGAGATTGCTAAGCACCTACATGATGAGACACTTAAAGCTAGTCAGTGGATGGCTAGTGAGTGGGGTGAACCAGAGTGGTGTGTAGGGTATGGAGTACGTAACACTCACCGTACTGCTTATGCACCTAATGTTACTAGCTCACTAATCTTTGGTAGTGAGAGTCAAGGATGTACACCTTGGTATGGTAACGTGTTCAATGAAGGTGGAGCTGCTGGTGGTATGTTCCGTGTTAACCCTGAGTTTATCAAGGTACTTAAGAAGCATGGTAAGTATACACCTGAAATCTTAAAGCAAGTACTTAGTGATAACGGTAGTGCTCAAGGGTTAGGCTTCTTGTCTGACTTAGAGAAGGAAGTATTTAAGACTGCCTTTGAAATTAACCAGCTTGACATACTTAAACTAGCAGCAGCTAGACAGAAGTATACTTGTCAGGCTCAATCTATTAACCTGTTCTTTGATGCTGATGAATCTGAAGAGTATATCGCTATGGTACACAAGGAAGCTTTCTTAGATGAGAGTATCCATAGTCTGTACTATATGAGGAGTAAGGCAGGAGTCCAAGCAAGCAAAGGGGACTGTGAGAACTGTGCATCTTAGGAGGTGCTTATGGCTAAAGCTATGTTAGCTTTTATGGTAGTGGTAGTAGTGATGCTAGCAATTCATGAATGGTGGGTATTAGGGGGAGGTAGGAAGAAGTGGTGGGACTACTTAGAGTAGGGATAACCCCTACTCCTTAGTAACATTCTTAACACCAGTGTGTAGCTCTAGGATAACTACACGCTGGGTAAGAGTATTAATCTTAACGTAATGTTTAGCTAACTGTTTCCTTTGTTCAAGATCTTCCCTCTGGAAACTATCAGAAATATCCTGTATAGCCTCAATGAATCTCATCTCAGCTTCATTCTGCTTCTGTTCAATCCTCTCTAAATTACTGATAGCTGAAAATACTTTCTCTCTATACTTAGCTAGTTCAGTACTCATCTCTACTTGATGACTTAAACTCCAACCCATCAAGCCAATCTGTATAGCAAGTAAGGCTGAGCATAGCCAACCTACAACTGCTGCATCAACCTTACCGTTCATGCTAACTCCTATTCAAAGAAGACATATTGTGAATCATACTGTACAGAATTACTACCATTGTTATCATTCTGTAGTACGAATGTGTAATCCAATTCTGGAGCAAGTATCATAAAGGGTAGCTCTAATCCTGAACCCCCTTTGTTAGAGGATGACTCGTCTACTACTACTTGAAATAGCTGAGTAGCTCCTGTTAAATCAATGCTACCTCCACTTCCTGATAATGCAACCTCTACTTCTCCTTGGAAAGGTTTATCCGATAGTCGATTAACATTTACAGGAAGAGAAATAGGAATTCCTCCCGTAATAACACCTCCCTCATATACAGTAACCGTAAAGTTACCTGACCAAGCTGTAGTTGATAAGTTAAACTTAGCAGTCTGCGATAGGTTAACTGCTGAGAAAAGACTCTCGCCTGTAGCTAGTGATAGGTTACCATGGTTACGAAAGAGGTTACCCTGTACTAGAGCAACCCTTTCATCTGTGTAGAAGAAGTCCTTTTCAATAGTGGTTAAGTTAGGCATCTATTCTCCTCTTGTTGCCTGTGACATTATAAACCTAGTTCATCTCTCCAACCCCTAGCACTAGTTCCTACTGAGGCGAAGGCCATATCAGCTAAGTATTGTGATAGATCCATCTCACCACTGGCTAGCTTAGCTGCATTCTGAGAAGTAAGTGATACCATATCGCTAGCCATATGAGCACCTACACCGAAGAAGCTACTGTGAGGACTATCCCCATATTCATGTGAGTTAATAGCTTCACCAAACGCTTGAATAGATCTAGGAGTTACATACCTAAAGATGGAACTCATCACTAATTCTGTAGGATCTCTATCTAACTCTCTTCCACTTACTGCATCTCTTAAACTTATCTGCATAGAACCTACTAAGGCAATACCACCTAAGATGAATAACCCATCAATAACATCTGAAGGTGCACTCTTAAGCTTGTTACCTAGCAAAGGAAGAACAGAGTTAGTAAAGATAGTAGGGTAACTCTGTAGTTGGGAGAACAACCATAGGTGTTGGTTACTCATCCACAAAGGTCTATCACTAAAGGTAGGACTAGGAGCTACCTTACGGTTGAACTGGTAGATAGCATCAGCCATAGCTTTGTTCTTAACTGCTTGAGGTGCACCAGAGTTAGGAAGTAGAGCATCCCTAGCTTGACCAACAATACCTAGCTCAGTAAGTCGTTGGTTAGCTCTCATAGCCTCACCACTACCTTGGAACTTAGCATTGTTAACTAGGTCTAGATCTTTAGTAACTTGTAGCCTAGTTGCTTCTGCTCCTACTTCTCTTACAAAGTGAGTCCAGTAAGATAGACCAGTCATCTTAAAGAAACCCCTAGTTACTTTAGCTGCCCTAGTTCCAATGTTAGGATCAGCAAGTCTAGCCATCATTAAGCTATCAGCAGTGTTAATAGACTGACCAGCCATACTCATCTGAGTAGCGTTAGTCTGCCAGCTCTCACTTGGGCCTCTAAGCATAGCTCTACGTACTAGGTTAACACCAGCTCTGTTCATAACACTAAGAGTAGACTGTACCATAGAACTCATATCAGTTCTCATAGCTACGTTAAAGATCTCAGTAAGAGAACCTAGAGTTACTAGTGGTAATGCTGCCATAGTAGAACCAGTCTTAGCTACAGTAGAGATCTTCCTAGCAGTAGGGTTCTGGATGGTACGGTAAGTGTTATCGTAAGCATCTACCATGTCATAGAAGGTAGAGACTTCATTAGCAGTTAGGGTAGGGTTACCACTTCCAGCTAACTCGGCTTGAGTCTCAAGGATTAAACGGTTAAGCTTCTCACCATTCTTACCTAGCATATCAGCACCAGCAATACGATGAGCTACCCCTTCCCCATAGTCAGCGATAGACTCTAGTGCAAACCTACCTTTGTTCTCTCCTACTGACCACTTGTTATAGAAGTCCTGCCCTACATTCCATCTACGTTGTCCCTCTAAGTTACCAGAGATGTTACCTACTCTAGTAGAACCTAGCTCTCCTCCTCTTACTTCTCCTCCGGTAACCTTATCTATCATGCTAGCTTCTAGCTTAGTAAGATCTTCCCCACCTTCTAACTTAGTAATAGCAGAAGTAAGTTTAGAGAAGTCACCAGTCTCTAACTGTTCTACGTATCTATCTACTTGAGCATTAAGAGTAGCTTCATCAGGAGTTCTACCTCTCTCAGCTAGTTGAGATCTTAGGTCAGACTTAAACTCATCAAGGTTGTTCTTGATATTATCCACATCCATTCTGCTAGGGATGTAGTCTTCAACTATTCTAGATTCAGGAAGTAGTTTAGCTTTCACACCCCTATCAGCTAGGTTAGCTAAGTGATCTCGTAATGCTTTAGCACTACCACTGTCCTTACCTGCTGTGTAATCCTCTACTAGTTTATCTTCCCAACCTTTACCATATTCTTTCTGAGCTTGCTTATATACTTGCTCTCTGTCGTAGTTAATCTCATTACGTAACTTAGACTGTACACCGGTAAGGTCATCACCTAATGGATCATTAAAGATCCTAACCAAGTCTTGACCAGCAGCAGCTCTTGTAGCTTTAGGTGCAATAGAAGAAGTAATCTGTCCAGTGAACCAGTCATGAAGTCCACCTAACACCCCTAAGCTTCTCTCCTTCTGGAAAGATTGTGGAGCTTCTGGCATTACTACATTCTTAAGATTCTTATGCTTGATGTAACCTGACACTGAACCTAGAGGAGTACCACCTAGTACACCTAAAGCAGCAGACTCTTTCATACGGTTGTAGAAGTCATCATAGTCTATGTCTACATCAGCAACAGAGTGAGCACCAGCCTCTAGTAAAGCAGTAGAAGTAGTAGCCATACCTGAGCTTAACACTGTAGCCTTAGCAGCTTCCTGTGCTACTGATGCAGATACTCCACTACTTACTAACCCTTTCTCTAACTCAGCCTGTACCTTATCTGCTCC